CTCGGCGAAATCTGACAAAGCGCTCATCGGCGCCTCCTTTTGTTAGCTGGGTACTGACAAGTAGCGGGGCCGCGCCCGGACCTCCAGGTCCAGGTTGTCCGTCTCATTCGTCGCCACCGACGCCCCGGCATCACGGCCCCGGCGGGCCATCACATACAGGCGTGACGGGTGCTGCGGGTGCAGGTTCGTGAGACCCATGCCGCGGTAGGGAAGCTCCTGGTCCGAGGCGCCGAGCAGGGTGGCATCGGCGAGACGCAAGTCGCCGGCGGCAGGGAGTAGTGGGTCTGTTGCCCACGGGGTGCTGTAGACCGCGAATTTGGAGAAAAGCCGCGTGTGGGCGGAGCCGCTCCAACGGTCGTAGATCCCCACCCTGCCGGTCGCGAGCGTGCCTGACGAGGAAAGTTGCGCGTCCTGACCGGTGGCCTCGATAACAAGCTCGGGTGCATACTGCAACAGCCGCCCCCTAAACCACCAGCTGCCATCGTCGGTGATCGCAACCTCAGGGAAGAACACGTCGAAGCTGAATGGCAGAACGTCGGTCGACTCGGCAAGCACCACGGCGGTCCCGGAAATCACCCGGATCAACGCGAATGAAGTGGTGCCGCCAGATGAACGGGTAAGCCCGGCGAACACGAAATTGGACGTATTCGTGTAGCGGACAATCAGGCCGCTACCGATCGGCCACGCCCCCGACAGGAGCGGGTTGTATTCAAGCTGCAACGACGCCTGCACCCAACCGGGTGTCGCGGACCCGGCAAGGCCGATCCTTGCTGAGCTATCCGACGTTGTGGAGCGCTGGCCATTTGAGAAGTCAGTCGTTGCGCCAGAAGAAGACCAAGTGCCGCCCAGGTCAAGAGACGAGGCATTGAGCGTGCCTGACAAAGTGTTGTCGCTGTGGGTCAACTCGCCCTGTGTCCCAAGCCCGGAACCCGGCGAAGACTTGGCCTCACACCACCCATCGACACCGAGCAAGCTCAACCCCCGTAGTGAAACGGTGCCCTTGCCCTCGATCACGCCGAGCCACTCACCCTCTACCCGGCAAACATCCACATCGCCGTACCCGCTCGCGGGAAGAGTCACCGCCTCCGATACCCGCTCGACCCCGGACTGCTTCCAACGCACCCGGACCTGTCCACCGCCGGTGGCATGGGTAAGCATCAGCTTCCTTGCACGGGCATGTGACTGAACTGGGATCTCAGCCATATACCGCCACTCCGTCGAGGTCATCGAGAGAGTGCCGGACGAAACAGAGCCGCCATACCCTGTAGTGGTGAGAGACGTTGCCGCTATGTAGTCGGTATCGCCGGTTGCAGGTGACTCGGCAGCCACCAGGACACGGTTGCGGATCTGGGAATCGCTCTCGGCCAGGCGCACATCCATCCACGGCGGGACATCCCCGCCGACCGCGGCGAGATCCACGGCCGCGACGGCATTCGAGGCGATCAGGTTTGAGTCGGTGGTCGTGTCGGCCAGCACGGCCTCGGGCCCATAGCCGAACGGGGCGCAGACCAGCTTCACCCGCACCTTCGGAACGCCCTTGAACCAGCCCGCGTCCTCGCCCTGGTTGGTCAGGGGAACCTCGACCGGTTCGCCACCCACAACCGGCAGCGTGAAGGTCCGACTCTCGCCGGAGGCGTGCGGGGACCAGATCAACCTCACCGAGTCAAGGGCAGGGTCAATCACCCCCCTGGAGGCGACACGCTTGGCCTCTTCGATCGCCTGATTTAGAGCGGCGATCAGATCCATCGCATCGTCCATGTCGGCCGCGGCTTCATTCACCCGCAACGAGAACGTGACCTCCCGGTTATCGCGGCGGAACACGCGGGCCGGCAAAGCACCCTCGGTGTCCACTCCAGAAACCCATTCCTCACGGTGTGGTGGGTTGCCGAGGTTGACCTCCTGGGCCTTCCATGAGCCACCAGTAAGGTTGATTTCAGTGCCGCCCGAGCCGGGCAGTTTCAGGATCAGAGAGTCGGCCATCAGTACCTCGCGTTGGGGCTAGTGAAGGTGCGGCGGGGACCGACATCGGAGGCGATCTGACCGGACATCGTGGCCGCCCATGAGCGGATTGCCTCCCGGCCGGTCATCCCCATGATGTGCTCGGCCCGCTCGTTCTCACGGCGCTGCTCGTCGGCCAGCTCCTTCATCGCCTCCGCCTGGAGCCTCAGAGCCTCAGTCTGCGCGTTCATCGCAGCCAACGCGGCGGCAACCGCCTCTGCCATCGGGTCGGGCTCGTCAGAACCGGGCGGCGTGAGAGCGCCGACGGTGGAACGGTCCGCGATGATCGAACTCTTCAAGGTGCCGAGATCCCCTAGGAGCGTGTCTCGGCGCTCCTTCAACTTCTTGCGCTGCGCAGGCTTCAGTTTCCGGCTAGCCAGCCGCTTATTGATGGTCCCGAGCCGCTTATTCAGGCTCGCAACACGGCGACGATTCAGGCTGATCCGGTACTGCAACGCCAGCTTGTCGTCGTCGATCCCCTCGGTGGCTTCGGCGAGAGTGACCGCCATGTTCGCCGCCGCCATCCAGCCGGTCCCGGTCAGGCCCGGGGATCGCAACAACTGCCGCACCGACTTAGGCAACTTCCTGGCCAGCCCGCCGAGCTTCCCCGGCTTATCGGCCGGGGACGTCAACTGCACTGCACGTCCGATCCTCCCCACGGCCCTCTTGCCCTTGCTGCCAGTGCTAGACCGTGCCTTCCCGGCCTTCTTCACCGCGCCCAGGCCACCAAGAATCTTCACCTTGCCCATCGCGTCAGTCGGGAAGTTCGCGGCGGTGAACCCCATCTTCTCGATGCCTTTTTGGGTCACGTCGATGGCCCGGCCCGTCCACCCCGCCGGACCCAGATCGATGATCGGCAGCACCGCGGACTTCCCGGCGATCGTGACCCGACCGTAGACCGGCTTACCGCCGCGGGCCGCCGTCATCCACCCCTGGGTCGTCGAGTTGTTCCAGCCCTTGTCGGTGCCGGCATTCAAATTGAGCGCGAGCCCTGGCCGGGTCGCAGCTGACAACCCGGAAGCGGTGGTGCCATCGTTGAAGTAGCTCACCCGGCCACGCACCAGGCCGCCCTTCTGCATCGCAACGTGGACGTGATCGCTGTGCCCACCGATCGCGCCCATGACCTTCGAGCCGTGCTTCAGATACCAGCCGAGCGGGTCATAGAACATCTCCAGAGTTTTCCGGCCCCAACGTCGCGCAACCTCAAGGGCGAACTGCATCATCTCGGCGGTAGGCGCCGAGCCGTTCGATGCGTCGAAAGCACGGCCCTTGTAGTGCCATGACGTCGCGGTGTGCGCCCCTCCGGTCGTTGAGGTGATGGTCAGGCCCATCTTCTGCGCCAAAGCCATCGCAGCCCGCAGGGAGGCAGGCGCCGCCCCCAGGGCAACGTCCGCGCCGGCAGCCTTCGGTACTTTTCCCCGAATCCAGTCGGTCACGTTGTCGATGATGTGCGGGCCCAGTCCGGTGAACGGCTGCGGAAGGTTTGGCTGCGGTAGCTGCTTGAGGAAGAATCCGGCGCCCCTGCCGACCACATCGCGGGCGGCACCGATCACCTTGCCGGCTGCCTTGCCTAGGAACCCGCCGTTCTGGAACCGCGGGGCGGCACCGAAGTTGATCATGTCCAGGCGCTGCCTGCCCAGGGCCTGGACCGCCTTGCGGTTCAGCACATACTCGCCGCGCTCCAACATCGCCGGGATTGAATCCCCGGACGGCGCACCACCGAAAATTGGGCCGCCGCGCTGTTTCCTCCTGCGGGTCGGCAGCCGGTCGTAGAGCACCTGCGGCGCCGTCCTTATCTTGCCGACCGGCCCGATGTCAGGGACACCGGGGATCTTGTTGATCACCCCGATCACGGCGTTGACCACATCGATCACGGCGTTCGCGCCGGTGGCAAAGATGCCCTCGACCTTGTCCCACGCATCGCCGAAGATGTTGCGCATGATGTCGCGGATCCCGTTGAAGATCGACCGGGCGGTGTCGCGAAAGAACCGGAGGGTGCTGCCCAGAATCCGGACGGCGCCGCGGGCGATATCTTTGGCGCCCTCCCACGCCCGCGACCAGTCCCCGCGCAGGATTCCGGCGATGATTTTCATCACGCCACGCACGACCTGCGCGAGCCCGCCGATCACGTTCAGCATCTTGCGGACCGTGGCTCGCAGGATTCCGAAGGCTGCCTCCACGGTCGGGCCCAGGACTTTCCAGGCGTCCGTCGCGATTCGGACCGCGTCACGAACATCCTCGTTGGCCTTCTCTAGATGCTTGAGGTCGCCGGTGAGGGCGGAAACGTCGAACTTGTTGACCACGTTGAGCAGGTCGGTGAGGCTCTGCACCACCTCACGGATCGCATCGTTGACCGGCCCGCCGAGAGCGATCTGCAAGGTTTCCCAGGCGCCAGAAAGTTCCTCGAGGTCACCTTCGAGGTTGTCCATCTTCTTGGCCGCCACCCGGGCGGCCTCGCCCTGCTTGGCGTTCGCCTTCTCGTAAGCCTTGAGTTTCTGCGGTCCGGCGTCATACAGGGCGGCCAAGGTTCGGAAACCATCGGTGCCGGCCAGGACGGCGAAGGCCTTGGTCCGCTCCGCCTTCGTCATTCCGTCGGTGGCGGCCTGCAGCTGCTTGGAAATCTGGATCGCAGACTTCATCGAGCCGTTCTGGTTGATCCAGTTCAACCCGAGCTCCTTGGCGAGCTTGGCCTGCTTCGCGGTCGGGTTAAGCAGCTGGATCATCGCTGCCTTCATTGAGGTGCCGGCGTCGGAGTTCTTCACCCCGGACTCGGCCAGCGCCTCGAGCACCTGGACGGTCTGATTCAAGTTGTAGCCGGCCTGCTTGGCAACGGCGCCACCCATCTTGAGCGACATGGCCAGGTCGTCAACGTCGACGGTCGTTTTGTTCGCCGCCGTGGCGAGCATGTCGGCGATCTTCATCGCGTCCTTGCCCTTGAGGGCGAATAGGCCCATCGTGTTCACGACGGTCTCGCCGGCCTGTGCGAGGTCCAGTTCGCCGGCGGCGGCCAGCGCGAGCGCGGACTGGAGCCCGCCGTCGAGGATCTGCGTGACCGCCAGGCCACCCTTGGCGAGTTCGATCTGGGCCTGGGCGGCCTCGGTGGCTGAGAACTGGGTGGCAGCGCCGAGCTTAAGAGCCTGCTTTTCCAGACGACGCATCTGACGGCCGCTGGCGCCGGCCACTGCGCCGAGGTTCGACATCTGCGTCTCGAAGTCACGGGCCTTCTTCGACGCGGAAACCAGGGCGGCGCCGACCCCTACGGCAAGGCCAACGGCCCCCAGCTTCGCCGCTTTGGCCATCTTGGAACCGAGGGCCGCAGAGGTCCCCGACGCCGTGGCGGCGGTCCGCTTGAGCTGCGCATCAGTTTTGGCGAGGGAGGCATTCGCCGCCGCCGTGTTGGCGGCGACGTGAATGCGCAGAATTGCCGCAGGGTCCATTTACACCTCCAACGGGCGGGCCACTAGCGACCCGCCCGCTTCTCGGCCTCTCGCTCACGCTGGCGCTCGCGATAGGCAAAAAACTCCGGCCAGACCACGCACAACTCATGCGCGGACATGCCCGGCTCACCCGAGGTCAGCTCACGAATCGACTTCCCCATCTCCAGCGCCATCTCGCACAGGTAGATCGGGTCCGGCACCCCCGGCGGGAGCTCCATCACCCACGACTGCCCCTGCCGCATCCGCTCCGCCGCTCGGAAACTTCGCCTTCGCTTCGGCGATCGCCTCCTTGTCCAGGCCGCTCAGTTCGTCGATTGCCTCGACGACCTTGACGGCGGCCGGCCCGCAACGTTCGAGGAAGCGCTGTGCCTCCTCGACCGAGTCGAGCTTCGGGTCAACCAGGCCGTGGTAGACCTGGATGGCCTCCATTTTGACCGTGTTGACCTTGGCGACCTGGTCGCGGCCGACCTGCTTCATTTCGACCGCTTCGGACTGCGCCTCGTTGCTGTAAGAGGCGGAGAGCCCCTGGACGACGACCGAACCGCCGATCGTCTCCAGGTCGATCTCCTTGGTGCGGATGTCGTTGGCCCCAAGCAGGGCGTCTTTTGTGAGCCTCGCCATAGCGATGACCCCTTTCTGCGGCCGGTGCCGCATCGGTGGCTAGGTACAGATCAGGCAGTGCCGCGCTGCAGACCGGCGGTGCCGGCGTTGCGGAACGTCACATCGGTGGTGCTGGCCTCGCCCACACCGCCGGCGATCGGCGAGTAGGTGAACAGTCGGGAGGTCAGGGTGTACTCCGGGTTGGTGGCAGACTTCGAGGCGCTCGTAGCCCGCACGACGACGCCGAATGTTCCGCCGGAGGCGTACAGGGGCGCGAGGACAGAGTCGACGCTCGATGCCGCGAAGTCCTGAAACACCGTCGCGGTGATCGTCGCGTCCTTAAGCCCCTGGCCGAGCTCGCGGTAGTCAGCACCGAAGGCCGTTAGGTCCACCTCTTCGGCCGAATCCTCGAGGGTGACCGATGAGACATGGTCAGACAAGTCGGTGCCGTCAACCTGGATGAAGGCGTCCTTCAGAACGATCTTCGCCATTACTTCTTCTCCTTCTTGGGAGCGTCCTTCTGGACGCGGGTTAGCGACCCGCGCTGGATCAGCCGGGCTTCCTGGTCAGGGGGGATCTCCGCCGTGAAGACGGCCCCCGGTTCGCGGCCGAGCACGCTGTGTGCTCCGCCGACGCGGTAGGTGCGCTTCATATGTGGGCCCTTTCGGGTTAGAGAACGACTACGCGGTACAGGGCACCGTGGTGGCGGTACTGCTGGTCCCCCGAGTTTTCGAGGAAGTCAATGTCTGAGGTGCGCCGCAGGTCGGCCAGGAAGCGGCCACCGATCGTTAGCGTGGCGCCGGTAAGGGCGGCGTCGACTGCCGCCTGGATTGCCTCAGCGACAGTGGAAGACGTGGAGCGGTCGACTGCTTTAACCATCCACACCTCCCAGTCGAAGTTCTTGGCACCGAATGAGTAGTCGGGCGTGCCAGACTGCTTGTGAAAGACCAGGAAGGGGTAGGCGGCGTTTGGGGGTGCTTGGCCGTGGTAGATCGCCGTCGCACTCGACAGCTTGGAGGTGATCGCTGTCGTGCCGGAAAGCTTCTGATAAACGGCCGTGCGAACCGCGCTCATAGGCCCTTGATCTCGTCTTGCATGTGCTTGACAACCTCACCGGCCTTCGCCTCGGTTGCCGGCACCAGGAATGGATGCGGCGGCGCGACGTCGGTGCCGAACTCCAGCAGGTGCCCGTAAAAGACGCCCTTGCGACCGCCGGCTACGACCGCATATTTGGCAACGCCTAGCTTCTCAACGTGGATGGACTCCCGCAAGTCGCCGAAACGAACAGAGACGCGGCGCTCGGCCTCGGCCTCGATCATCTCCGCCCCTTCCCTAGCGGCCTTGTCGGCCCGGCGGGCGAGTTCAACTGAGATGGCCGGAATCCGCGACTTGAGGACAACACTCATTTGACCTCCTTAACCTCGACGCGGCGGCTGACCTCGAAGCTGCGCGGCGCCCGCAGGGATGCCACGGTGAAGGTGTCGCCCCCGTAGACGATCTGGGCGTCTGTGACGATCTCGGTCCCGGCCGGCAGGGTGAATACCAGCTCAGAGTCGGGGTGTAGGCGGCCACCTTGGACTCGCTCGCCCTCGCCGGAACTAGCGACAGGCGCAACCCTGCAGGCGACGGTTCCGGCTGCAACCCAGGTGGTGGTGCCGCCGCCCCCGCCGTCTGATTGCCACTGCTGGGTTTGGATGATCGCCGTGCCGGGGAACGAGGCCACGAGATCTGACCGCATCGAGGCGAGTTCGGATTCGGTCAGCATCGGCGCCTCCTACTGGTCGGACATCCACGTAAGGGTTTTCGGGATCCCCTCTTCAATCGTCACCCGCGGTGAGTGACCCAACTCGCTGATCGCCCGCGAGTTATCTGGCCGCTTGGACTTCACGTTGTGGACGTCTTCGGCCAGGTATGTGACGAGTGCCGGGTCGGCCCCGGTTTCGGCCAGGATCAGGTCGGACACTTCACGCACCGACCGATAGTCCAAGCCGCCGATGTTGTAGACGGCCGCCGGCCGGCCTCGGTCCATGGCGTTCGCCAGGGTCGGGATGAAGTCACCGATGTACATGAAGGTGCGGAAATACCCTTCGTAAACCTCCCACGGGATGCCATTGAGCGCCCGATAGCAGAAGAGCGCGATCACCGAGCGGAACGGGTGGTAGGTCTCCCCGGGGCCGTAGGCGTTGAAGAACCGAAGCCGGATCGCTTCAACAGCGTGGCGGGCGGTGAAGTTCAGGATCTGCTGCTCGTTGGCCCACTTCGACAGCGCATACTCGTTCGGCTGGCGCAACGGCAGTCGTTCAGACAAGTCCTCGGTCAGCCACTCCTCGTCGCATTCGCCGTAGATCTCAGACGTTGAGGCGTGGATCAGCTTCGCGCCGTAGCGGTCGCAGAGGTCCAGAACATTGTGGGTGCCGATCAGGTTCGTGCGCCACACCTGCTCGTAGTGGCGGTTACCGTTGTGCCGGCCGAACTCGGCGGCCAGGTGGTAGACAACCTCGGGCTGGTACTCATGGAAGACCCGTTCGATCTGCCGGTAGTCGGCAACGTCGGCCCTCATGTAGGTGTCTTGCTCCTGGGCTGTGTGCATCAGGTCGCAGCCGAACACCCGATGGCCGCGCTCTGAGAGCTCGCTGGTGAGGGGTCGGCCGAGGGTCCCGAGGGATCCGGTGATCAGGACGCGCATCGTGCTCCTTGGTTGGTGGCTGAGATGACCGCCGTGTCAGGGGCGGTCGGGAAGATCGAGTAGCTCGCGGCCAAGGCGGCAATGGCCTTGGCGTACTTGGGAACCTCTGCGTCGTGAATCACGACGACAGGGTGCGGCGAGGAAAGAACCGTGCGGATCGTCTTCAGGCGCTCAGAGGCCGTTTCGCCGTCGTCAATGAAGACAAGGTCGAAACCGGTGGTCTGGGCGCCTGGGACAACCTCATGCCCGTAGTCGGCCCTCAGTGTGGCCGCCCACCGCTCGTCGCACTCGACCGTGACCAGCTCGTCGACATGGGCGAGAAAGAACGGAGTGGAGTAGTGCCCGCCGCCGTATTCGAGAACCTGTCTCGGCCGCACCGACTTGACGACCTCGGCAAGGACCGGAAGGTGAGACCCGTAGGGGTCAGACATCCCGCATTGCCTCGTCGAAGATTCTGCGGTCCTCGTGCTCGGTTGACTTACGGCCAGTCATGTGGTGGTGATGGATCAGCTCGAAGCTCGTCCGCAAGACCGTCTCGTAGCCGAGCTGGCGGCCGCGGTGGGACGCCCACACATCGGTCATGTAGTGGGAGGGGATCATCCCGATGCGGTCGATCTGCACGCGGGAAACGAACGGCAATGGAACGAAGTTGACCGGGGTCCAATCGGGCTGGATGTCGGTCAGCAGGCAGCCAGGGGCGCCCATGTCTCCGCCTGCAGATTCAATGGTGCCGTTTGGCCGGTAGATCACCGGGCAGGGCAGGTAGCCGGCGTCGATCGTCTCTACGCAAACCTCGTAGGCCGGCATCCTGGCCTCGATGTCATCGGCGCAGAGGATCAGGTAGTCGGCCTTGGAGCGTTGGATCCCTTCGATCCATGCCTGCCCGCAGGTCGGCTTGCCGCGGACGATGATCGGGTTGACGTTCGGGAAGGACGCGAGGCAGCGCTCTAGGGATTCTTCCCGCCCCTCGATGGTCGGGACGATGAGGTCGATCGCGTCAGCCGCCATAGACAAGACCCCAGAAGTCGGCAGACGCAGTTCTCAGCGCCTCGGGCTTCTCCTCGATCCAGTAGCGGGCACCGACGAGAGAGTTGACCACCAGGTCAAGGCCGGCCGCCCATGCCTCTACTACGCAGCGCCCGAACGGCTCGGGTGCGGTGGGCAGGAAAACGAAGGTTTCGTACTCGTGCAGCGTCTGGGCAACCTGCGCGGGCTCCAAGGTGTCGTGAAGCCGAATGCCTGGGCCGGTCGGAACGAACGGTCCGGGGCCGTAACAGTGAAGGTCCGCGTCGTTGTTCTGGCACCACTCCCAGAGCGTCGACCCGCCCTTGCCTGGGTTCTGCCAACTGGCGATCGTGCAGGCCCCTCCGCGCTCGGTGTTGCGACGGGTCTGCCGGGTCGGCTTATACCGGTCGAGGTCGATTGCGGGCGGTATCAGTGCCCCGTCGATGCCGTACCGGTCGCGGTGAAGCGGTGAGGTGAAGACGTGTTCGGCATGGGCGTTCATCCACTCGCGAACGTCGGCTGGTTCGTGCCGTGCCAGGTCGTGGTGGTAGCGAATGACGCGCTTCTCGGCCAGCCGCCAGGGGCATAGGTCAAGGGTCACGCAGTTGCCGACAACCACTACCTCGGCCTTGTCCAGGTCGGTGAACTCGACACCGTCCGGTGCCGCGGCCCGGAACTCGTCCATGGTCAGCTCGGCGCCACCCTTGGTTCCATCAGCGTTGCCTTGGTCGTGCAGCCAGGCGACCTTCATGCCACGGCCTTCAGTTCCACCGGCTCACGCTCGGCGAACCGGCGCTCGGCCTCGGCCAGGGCGGGCAGCATGTGCTCGTCCATTACTCGGTCGGCGTCATAGGCCAGGGCGCCCTCACGGGCCTTCTGGGCGAGTTGGTCGCGCATCCGGTCCTCGGCGTTGTAGGCCTGGTTCAGCGCATCAAAGATGTCCTGTACGTCCGGGGTGGCCTGCCAGGACTCCTGAACGGTCCAGTTGGCCCGGTAGTCGACCCGCCACCCTGCCTGCAGCACCTCTGGCTGGGCCGAGAAGTCAGTGACGATCGCGGGCACCCCGCAGGCGTTGGCCTCCAGGACGGGGATCCCGAACCCCTCACCCGCTGAAGGTGAGAGCAGAACGTCGAGGCTTGAGTAGACGTGGGCCATCGTGTCGTGCCCGACCGGGTTGTGGAGGATCCGGTTTTGGTCCGCGAAGAACACCGAATCATGGGGGATTCCCAGCGCCTCCATCAGCATCGGCAGCCGGACACCGTCGTACTTGCCGGTCATCTCGGTGTGCAGATAGAGAACCGCGTCCTCGTGGCGGTCCCGCAGCAACTTGAACGCCTGGAATGCCTCGGCGAAGCACTTTCGCGACGGGTTGCCTTTGTTGGCGGCCACCATGCCGACGACGAACTTGTCCTGCGGGATCTTGGTCACGTCGCGGGCTTCACGCCTCGGGATGGGCCGGTATGCCTCCGTGTCGATCCCGTGCGGGACATACAGCGGGTCGAACTCTTGAAGCATCTTTTCTCCGAAGCGGCTCATCGCCATCGGGATCGCCCCTGAGTTTCGGAAGAACTCGATCACCCTGGGCGGGGCCGGCTCATGGTCGACAGGCACCCAGCACACCGCGTTAAGGCGTCGGATAATTGAGGGGTCCAACACCCAGACGTCCATCAGGGTCATCGTCAGCCCGCCCCTGAACCCGCCGAGATGTGCGTCGGCGGCGGGGAGTAGCGAGTCATTACCGAAGTCGCCACCCAGGCCGGGATAGACAACCATGCCATCCCACCTGAGACGGGCGCCCTCGAGGCCGTAGAAGCTGCTGATGCCGACCTCGTAATGCTTGTTCAGGCGGGGGGTGAAGATGCCGCACTGCTGCCCGTACCCTGTGGGGCTCCACGGGGCGTTGGAGTGAAACAGCAGAGGCGGCCGAGATGATTCGCTCATGTGGCTGCTCCAGTGGTGGCGGGTGGTGGCTGAAACCGCAGGACACACATGACCGCCACCGGGAGCCAAGGTGCCCTACGTTTGTTGGCAGCGTCAGCTGCTCAAGTCTGTGGCGATGTCGAGCGTGCCCATCGATCGGTCCGCAAAGAGTTGGTGCTGCTGGATGCAGTGGGCGTGGATCTGGGCCCGCTCAAAGCGTTGGCCGTCTTCGGCGAAGCTGAATCGGGCAGCGGCCTTTCCTGCCTTACGTGCCCAGCCCTCAGCGGCGCCGGCGTTCAGATCCCAGGTCGGGGTCCACGCGGAACCATCCGAGCGCACCGTTCCGTTCGAGTCAGGTCGGGCCGACGAGGCAACGAGATCTTCTAGATCCCCCTCCGACAGCACCGGCTCGGCGGTCGCGTCGACCATGCGGGAGAGCTTGGCAAGTGCGTCTTGTTCGTCCATTACCCCTCCCACGGGATCGGCTGCGGATCACCGATCGATCGTTCGCGAGCGGTGAGGGGAACCGGGTCAGGCCCGTCGTGATCACAGGCGTCAACCTGGATCTGCCACGGGTATGTGCTCGGGCGCCGGCCGGTACAGTCCGCCTTGCGTGGCGGGACCGCCAGGCCGACCCCTTCTGTACGTGGTGCCTGAACCCGGTTCCCCATATCGCTACTCCTTCGGCGCGCCCCTGGCCTGCTCGGTCAGCGGCAGGCCGGGGGCGGGCTTGTACGTGGAGAAGCCGCCGTCGTTGGACGTCTCAGCCGCGGTCTTTGCCGCGGCCTCGAAGTCCGACTGGGAGGCTGTCTCCTTTTCCTTCGAGGCCATTAGGACCCGTTGGTGATCGCCACGACCGCACGGTTGATGTCGTGGATCCAGTAGCCCAGACGGGTCTCGTACCGCAGACCGGTCAGGTTCTCCTGCCAGAGCGAACGAGGTGCGTCCTCACCGGCAACCTTCACCGACGCCTCACGGCTCACGCTGACCTCGATGTCCTTGCGGATCCGGACGTGGAGGTTCGGCTTGTAGACCACGAAGCCGACGATCTTGTTGGAACCACCGGCCTCGGCCAGGGTGTTCAGGTTGGTCGAGAACTGCCGATCCAACCCATACAGCGGGTCGGAGTTCGGCTGGTACAGCGGCGTGTTGCCAGCCACCGTTCCACCCGGCACAGCCCGCGCATCGCGCAGGTGCCGGCTCGCATCGGCTGCCAGCAACACGCCCATGTTGGCCGGGTTGTTGTAGCCGTTGGCCTCCAGGGTGCCCATCGCAGCCGAAACCGCGAGGCGCAACCCTTCCTCGTCTGCACCATCAAACTCGACGGTCGAGGTGGTGGACCGCATCGCGATGTCGAACGAAGTCGACAGGTTGGTGCCGGAGTCCTTCCCGACCGCGTGGGCGTCGGTCACGTCGGCGATCGCTTCCTGGACGCCGCCGTCGACCAGCACGTTGAGGTCGCCGTTCTGGACGTCCTCAAGCTGCTCGTCGGTGAAGATCACGATGGAGGCGATCTTCTTGACGTTCAGGGTCCCGGCGCCGAACTCGGCTCCGGTGACCGGCTTGGTGCCCGCCTCGCCGACGAACTCAGCGGTCGGACGCCCCATCCAAATGGGGAACTGTGTCCGGCGCGAGGTTGTGGCGCGACTGTCGCCCGCGAGCGCGAGCGCCCCGGACTGCTGGAGAATGCCGTTGGCGAGAATGTCACCCTGCTCCGTGGGGAGCAGAACGCCGCCAGCGGCGTCAGAGAGTCCCGAAAGCGGGATCTGATTGGCCATTTTCTGGCCTCCTTGTTCTTAGACCCCGCTGTCCGGTGGCCCCAACGGGAGGGTTTACTGGGTGGTCTTGCCCGCGAGCTGGAGCAGGAAGTCGTTGTGTGCCTGCTCCGGCGTCTTGGGCTCAGGTGCCGGGTCCCGTGTCCCGCCGTCAAACGACGGGGGTGGCTCCGGCTTCGTCGCGATTTCGAGTATCCGGTCGGCTTGCGCCTCCAGTTCCTCCTTGGTGGTGGCAGACAGAAGATCGATTGCTTCAGGGGGAACCTTCTTGTCGGCCGCCACTTGGAATCGCAGCAGCTGAGACTGTGCCTCCTGGGCACGCTGTCGCTCAGTCTGGAGCTGGTCGGTCAACTTCTCCAGCTCGGTCTTGTCGCGGTCCTCAAACTCCGCGACTTTCTGCTCTGCCTCATGTAGGCGTCTACGAAGACCTTCGGCCTCCTTATTCGCCTTCGCGATCTTGGCCTTGGCTCGCTCAACGTCGAGCGTTTCCTCGACCTCTTGTTGCGGCTCCTGGCCACTGGGCTCCTGGCCCTGCTCATCGGCAGGTGCTTCCTGCTCCGGCATTGCAGACCTCCCGGGTCTTATTCGGCGCCGATCAGTTCGCTGATCGGACGCTGCTTAATGAAGGTGTTGCCACCCTCGGTTGTCACTTCTGAGAAGAGGTCAGCGAGGTCGATTTCTCCCTCACGTACAAGACTTGCGGTGGTGGAGCCGAGGCTCTCGTCCTGGACGGCCAGCGGCTGGGACTCGAAGATCTGCTTGCCATCGGGCCGGTAGAAACGCTCCTCCACGCCGCTTAGGACCGGCTCGGCCACACAGTCACATCCTGGATGGATCTTCAGGCCGGCGGACGGCGGCATGATCCGACCGTCTGCCGCGGCAAGACAAGCGCCGCAGGTTTCCCCTACCACCACCCTGCGCCAGCCCTTGGCCTGGCCGGAGACCTGCAGGTGCCCGGCCACCGGCCCTCGTGCGGCGTGGTAGGCATCCATCTGCGCGGACCGAAGGGCGGTAGCTCGCGCCGTCGATGAGGCGGTCGCAACGTCCTTGCCGTCAGACATCGCCCGCTTTGCGTCGATCAGCGGGCGGTCAAGCGCTTCAGTCAACGGCTTACCGTCACGGCTCATGCCGACGTACTCGTCGGCGTCAAAAGTCGGTGGGGGTGTGCGCCGGCCCGTCTCGGATGCGGAGAACGCAGCGAGGTAGCCGGACGCCAGATGCAGGTTGTGCCGCTGGGCAGCAGTGATCATGTTCACCGCCACGCGGCGCCAAAGGTCATAGCTGCCGTCGAAATCGCCGGGGTCGAGGCTCCAACGGCCGTCGAGCTCCAACTTCAACCGCTGCGCGACCTGCGCCAGGCGCCGCCCGAAGCGGTCAGTTATCAGTAGGGACCGGCTGTTCGCCGCCATCATCCACCCCACCAAGGAATAGGTCCGCTGCCTGCATCGAGCGCATCCGGTCGATCTCTTGCGGTGAGAACCCGGCCCGCTCCCACAGAATCTCGTGAGGGACACCGATCGTGGACAGCTTCACCAGCCCGTCGACCAGCTCACCGAACGAACGGGACTCCGGGTCGCGCCAGATCGTCTCGACCTGGATCTCCTGCGCTCGCTCTTTATCACCCATCGCCATGAACGACAGGCGCATAGCCTCCTCGTGGGAGTCGCCGAAGGCCGGCATCTTGCCCTTGGTCTTGGAGACCAGACCGGTCTCCGCCGCCTTAAGGGCGTCACCGCTGGCGTTCACGACTTCGCCGAGCACGTAATGCGGAGGGGTTTTCGTCTGGGCCGTCAGGTGCTTGACCAAGCGGTCCATCGACTTTCCGAAGTTCTCGAGGTCGGCCGCCTTGAACTCGGCGACCTTCGCGTTCTCGTTCCGGAAGAACCAGACGCGCTCCTGGGATGCCTTGAGCTCTGCGGCCGGAATTGGCCGTCCGTTCTCATCACGGGGCGGCTCAACGCCGAGCAGCACCCGCTGCGGATAGGCCTGGTACTCGGACCCGATCAACATGTCCGAGAGCAGCTTGTTCACCGCGTTCTGAATGTGGATCGGGCCGCCGGCTAGGTCAGAGCGTCCACCACGAAGCAGCGACGGGTTGTTCGGGATCGGAATCCCGGGGACCACGCCGAGCGGGTTGGGGCCACCCTCGTCGCCTCGGCGGCGCTGCCAGTCGATACGGGTCCCCGACAGGCGGTTGATCGGCCGCTGCGACTGCCACTTGAAAATATGGCTAGGCAGATAGAGGGTCGCGTAGGCGTAGCTGTCCTCTCCCACCCATTTCTTCAACGCGGCGAGGCGCTGCCGGCGGTTGCCTGGCACATGCGCCACGATGAACTGCGACGGATGCTCCGCGGTGATGATCGGCGGGTCATCCTTCGATTCGCCCGGCGCCACAAGCCAGTAGGCCTCCGACAGCTTCACCGCTTCGGTGTGCGCCATCTGCGCCTGGGCGTCAAGGTTGTTAGCCTGCCAGATCGCCCATGCGTCAGCGTCGGCCTCCTGGGAGGCACCGAATCGAAACCCCTGGACGTTCAGCCGCTCCACCGAGGAGTCGACCACGATCTGCATCCAGTTATCGGCCAGCTGGGAGAACTGGGCGCCGAAAGCGTTACGCCACTTCTGAGTGGCGAAGGCGAGCTCATGGTCGCCCTCGTAGTAGGCGTCGTAGATCTTTAGGCGGTTCCAACGTTCATGGAGGCGTTTCTCCAGGACTTCAAGCCATGCAGCAGGGGTGCGATCGGCCACCGGTGCCTCCTTTCGATTAGTCCCAGCCGAACCAGACCTCGCTGCCACCGCCGGCGGTTGCGCCATCGGCGATCGCGTCGCCCCTGGCCTCCCAGGAGAGGACCCCCGCCGCCGCCGCATCGATCTTGCGGGGTGAACCGGACCGGTCCTTGCTGATGGTGTGCATGTGCCGGCCGTCGTCATCACGGACGTTCAGCCGCGACTTGACCGAGTTCTTGATGTGCCGGGCAAAGACTTCGTCGCCGTCGTGGGTCAGATCGCCGCGGTTGATCGCGACGGTGTAGTTGCGGACCGCGTAGGCCACCGGCCGCTGCCGGTTCATGTGCCAGTCAATGACTCGCTTGTCACCCCAGCGTCCCTGCCAGCGGTCGACCAGGTGGTTGATGTTGCCCTGGGTGGATCCGGGGTCGATATAGATCCGCCAGACCTCCCAACGCTCCATCGCCTCCTCTACGGCGGCATCCACATTATTGAAGGGGTGCTCGTAGTCTTCGGGGGCGTTCTTCGGAACTTCCCAGATGCCGATCGGCCACTGGTAGCCAGATTCGACCTCTGTGGCGATCACGGCCAGGGCGTCATCGGAGCGGGCGCCGTCGACGCCGAGCACGATCAGAGAGCCATCCTTGACCTCCCTGGGCTCGGCGAGCGCATCCCACTTGGCCACCGAGAAGGCGCGGGACTCCCCGGCGATCTTGCGGTTGAGAAAGAACCGCTCTGCCTGGGCGCCGTCACGTTCAAGCAGTGAGCGGATCTCGGCGTCGATTCGATCCAGGTCGATCCACGGCCGGATACCGCGCTCTTTACTGCCGGCCGCTGAATCGCCATAGACCAGCTTCAGCATCTTGCGGCGCTCGCGCTTGTTCCGGACTGAGCCCTCGCCCGGCTCCACATCATCGATGTAGACGCCCGGCTCCTTCGATTCGTAGGTCTGCTGGGCCACCGACTCCTCGGCCGGGTCCCAGGCGTTGGTGGTCTCCAACCACCGGCCCTGCATGCCGGCGATGTTTCGCCGTTGGTTGTCGGCCAAGGTCCGGCCGCCGTTCGACTCGTACCAGGAATGCGTTTCGTCTTCGAGCGCGAAAGTGATCCGCTGCCCAAGGCGCGAACGGGCGGAAGCGGTCACTGGCTCAATCCGGCCACCGCCGGGAAGGTTTATCCGGGTCTCCCCAGTGTCCGGGATCTCCGCAGAAAGCGACCCGAGGCGCACCATCGGAACCAGGGCCCGCCAGACGTTCGCAGTCTGGGACTCAGAGATGGCGGTGAGCTGGATCCAGGGCGTGGCCCAGGGCCGCCCGACCGGGTTCCCTTCAGCGTCCCAGCCGTCGAAAACGACGGGCCCCTGACCCTCGGCGCAGATGATCGCCGCGCTAATCGGGCCCTTACCCCACTTCTGGGGCCGGATCAACTGGCCGCCGCGCTCATGGAAGAACTTGCCGGCCGGTAACAGGCGGTAGAAATTCAGGAGAAAGCGGGCCTGCTCATCGGTCAGTAGGAACGGGTCACCTGCGAACTCCCCGTCCGGGATAACGCAGTGATCCTCGATCCAGCTCCAGACCTCGTAGCCCAGCGTCGGGAACTCATTGCAGTCCCGACAGCGGCCATCGGCGGTCCACTTGGTGCAGCCGCAACCGGCGCACCGAGGGGGCGCCATCGACTACACCGCTCGAAGATGCGCCCGGCGGGCAGACGGCTTCGCCTTGGCCTTCTCAGCCTCGGCTTCGGGCGCCTTGATCGTCCAACGCAAGTCACTCAGCGCCTTCGGATTCAAGCCGAGCCGGTTCTCCAGCTCGCGCATCTCCTTCATCAGCGACGCCTTACCCGAGGCCTGAGACCGCAAGGACTTAAGCGTCAGGGTGACCAGCTCGCGAACCTCATCCGGCCCGGCGCCGAGCAGGTCGGCAAGATCGAGGCCGTTGAAGTTGTCGATCGCGGCCAGGTCGTCCTCGAGCACGGCTCGCCGGGCCGCGAAATAGAGCGACCCTTTGTCCCAGGCCGTGGCCTGCGGCAGCTTCCATGCCCAAGCCCACCAGGCCTTGCCGGCCGGGCCGAGCTTGTAGCCCTTGGGAACCGCGGGTGCTCTGCCCTTCCGCCCACCAGGGGGAAGGACGGTGCCGGGGATGGTTGGTTCGTTCCGACGCACCGCGCCGGGCTTCGGGAGTGGTCCTCTCGCCATTGTTGCCTCCTGGGCAGCGGCGCTCCGGGCGCCGCGATGAACCGACCGCCCCGGCTCCGGGCCGGGAGGGTCGATGAAAAGTCATACCTCGCCAGGACCAGAGGGTCCAGCATCCTGAGGCCGATTCAGAAACCCGTACAGAATCCGAGCTGGT